CTCGCCGGCCTCGGCCTCACCATTGGCCTCGCCGTCGCCACCGCCGCGGCCCCCGAGCCGTCTACGGAGCCCACCCCGGAGCCGACACCCACCACCCCGGACACTGACCCGAAGCCCGAACCGTCCACGCCGACGCCTGACCCCACCCCGGAGCCGCGCGTGACCACCGAGCCGGTGCCCGTGCCCACGCACGCGACCCCGAAGCCCGAACCCAAGGTCGACCCCCAGCCCACCCCCGCCTCGGCCCCGGCGGCTCAGCTCGCCAAGACCGGCGCCACCCTCGACGGCATCAAGGTCGCGCTCGCGACCCTCGCCCTCGGCGTATTCCTCGCCGCTTGTGTGTACGTCAGCAACCGCCGCGAAATGGGAGGCAACGGACGATGACCACGAAGCACCTCGTTAACCCGGTGACACTCACCATTGAGCTCGACGACCTGACGTGGCTGCGCGCCTTCCTCAAGGAGGAACGCCGCGCCACCGAGATCGACCAGGAAGAAGTCGAGCGACTCCACACCGACGTAGCTATCCGCACCGCAAAGGCCGTGCTCAGCAAGGAGCACGACAGGATGACGACGATCATCGACGACCTGGACGCCGCAATCGGCGCCGCCGACATGCGCAAAGCCCTCGCTAGGAAGATCGCCGCGACGTTGCCCGCCCAGCCGCCCGCCGCCTAACCCCGCCCGTGTGGGGGCCGCCCCGCTGGCAGCCCGGCGGCCCCCACCCCCTAATCAACCAAAGGACAAAACAACATGCGACGCATAGCCAACACCACGGCACTTCTCGTCATCTACCAGCTCATCGCCTCAGCCTCCGTCCTCTACGGCAGCCTCTCCATTCTCGCGTCCATCTATGAGCGAAACCTCGCAGCCGGTCTACTCGCCCTCATCCCCACCGTCGCCGGTGTCACTCTGTTCGCTGTCGCTATCGTCAACGAACTCGAAGACACGCAGGGAGACGAGGAAGCGTGACGATCCGTAAGGCTCCGATCCTCAGCAAGACGCAAGTCGGCGCTCATGCGCCCCTGTTCCTGCGCATCACGACCCCAGCCGAGCGGCGACACATTCAGACCCACCCCGGCGAGACCTTCCTCGTGCCGAACGAGGACAGCGAAACCGGAGGATGGCCCCAGCGGTCCGTCGCAGCCATCCGAGCCTACACAAACAAGCTCAACAAGAACGGCACGTTCTGGATCGTCGACTCACGGTCTGACGGGAAGGGGTGCTTCCTTGTCTGGCTCTCATGGGACCAAAACGAAGCGAACCGCCACCGGGCAGTGCAACGCAGGAAGCCCAAGAAATAACCCGCCCCAACGCCGTTTCCCCACACGAAAGGACGACAGGCAATGTCATCAACCGAAGTCATTAAGGGTCGCAGCAAGGCAGCAGCGAAACCCACCACCCAGGCGCTCGCGCCCGCACCCACCCCCGGGTTCTCCTACATCGCCGCCGGCCTGCAGGAGCGCGCAAACTACATCGCTAGGATCGCTCCCTCAACGATCCTCCCCACCGCGTACCGGGGCAACGCGGCGAATGCTTTCGTCGCTGCGGAAACGGGGGCCGCCCTCGGCCTAGAACCCCTCCAAGCCCTCGCCTCTATCGCCGTCATCAACGGACGCGCCACCCTCTCCTCGGACCTCATGGCAGCGGTCATCCGCCGCGCAGGCCACACCCTGCGCATCGTCGAAAACAGCCCCGAAAGCGTGACCGCGACGCTCATCCGCGCCGACGACAAGACGTTCAAGTTCGAGGTCACCTGGGACAAAGACAAGGCCGTGAAGGCGGGCCTGTGGGGTCAGAAGGGCCCCTGGTCGCAGTACCCGACCCAGATGCTCAGGGCCCGCGCAATCACCGAAGTCGCGCGCCAAGGCGCATCCGAAGCCCTCATGGGCATGATCTACAGCCCCGAGGACTTCGGGGCGACGATCACCGACACGGGCGAGGTCATCGAAGCGGAGATCGTCGCCGAGGCCCCCACACACGCGAAACCGAAGCCGACGCCGGCCGCGAAGCCCGCGGCGGCGCCCTCACAGCCCGCCACCCTCGGTAAGCCCCTCACGCCCGCGCAGGCCAGCGTCGCAAAGGGCCTCGACATCCTCAGCTTCACCCAGGAAGCCTACGACGCGCTGTGCAAGCGGTGCCTCGGCCAGCTCATCTCCGTCGCCGCCCTGAACGACGAACAGGCCGCGTCGCTGCACTCTGAGCTGCTCGCGATCTACAACAGCGGTCGCACCCAGCCCGCGCCCGAACCGGCTCCCGAGGCCGAGGTCGAGATCATCGACGACCAGCCGGACCCGATCTTCGACTACGGCGACGACAACGACCCGAACGGAGGCGCAGCATAAATGATCGAGCAAATCAGAATCCTCAACGACCTGGACATATCGGCGAAACACCTCAGTGAACGCGGTGTCGAATGTGAAATCGTAACGGTAGCGCCAGCAAGTGAGGGGAAAGTACCACTCAAGTACATTCGCACCACCTCGCCCGCAGACGAATATAAATTCGTCGCTTTCCCAGGGGACATCGTGACCATCGAAAATGGCAACCCCAAAAGGAACCCAAGACCAGCCCCTTCACTACAAAACGACCACAATAGCCTGCCCGAAATCGCTTTGTACGCAGCACAAGAACTCCACGAAATTGCAACGAGGATCGCCGTTGAGTACTCGCTCATGTACGGAATAGACGGACAGAATGTGCATTCTGCTGATTTGTTCAGGCACCTCTCATATCTCCTAAACAGCGCAGCTACTAAGACACTGGACGGGGGCGCATCATGATCGCCCCCTGGCCCCCCAAACCCCGCTACAAGACTAAGCGGCTACGCGAAGCCATCAGCGTCACGGTGAAGGCAAATGCGCTCGCGGAATTCGTGGCCTCCATGTACGTGAGCAGCCGCGAGGCCACCGAACGCCTGCATGTCATGCAGGAAGCAATCACGAAGGCGCTCGCCGACATTGACGCGCTGCGCAACGACCCCGCCCCCGAGGCCCCTAACCGCCGCCTGGCGCGCATCCGCGACGACCTCGTAGCCGTCATCGACGAAAGCGCCCGCCCATGACAACCATCGGGAGCTTGTTCACGTGCTACGGGGGCCTGGATATGGGCGTCGCGATGGCCCTTGACCCTCACGCTCGGGTCGCCTGGACAAGCGACGTTGAGAAGGGGCCCTGCAAGCTCGCCGCCGTCAGGTGGCCTGACACCCCGAACCTGGGCGACATCACCCAGATCGACTGGGCCACGGTGGAGCCCGTGGACATCATTTGCGGCGGCAGCCCATGCCAAGACCTCAGCCTCGCAGGCAAACGCGCAGGCATGGCCACCGGCACACGCTCGGGCCTCTGGGAATCCATGGCCGCCGCAATCGAAACCATCAGACCCCGCCTCGTGGTATGGGAAAACGTGCAAGGAGCCCTCAGTGCAAGAGCCTATAGCCCGTTGGAATCCGAGCCGACAATGCTGGGAGACCAAGCAACTCGACCTGCTCTCCGAGCGGCAGGCCGTGTGGCAGGAGACCTGGCCGGCCTCGGGTATGACTGTCGCTGGGCAGTTATACGAGCTTCCGACGCCGGAGCACCACACCAGCGCGCCCGCCTCTTCCTTATTGGCCACCCCCACGGCCAACCTTGGGACATGCGGAGGCCCGCAGCACCCCGAAAAGCGGCGGGCAGGCGGCCACAGCGTGAGCCTACAAGACCAAGTGACGGCCCTCTGATCCCGACGCCAACCGCATCGGACCACAAAGCCGGCAGACACCAAGAGGGCACAGGCCACAGCCTCACGCAGGCAGTGCAGCTCCTCCCCACCCCGGTTGCACAGCCCTCCGGAAACACCCCGGGCGAGCACCTGCGCAAAAAGCCAGGCAGGGAGCGTGTCACCGACCTAGCAATCATCGTCGAAAACGACCTGCTCCCCACAGGGGGCCTACTCCCCACGCCACAGGCGGTGAACGCGTCCAGGTCCTCCGCCGGATACGGGCCGAACCTGCACGAGGTCGCAACCAGCAGCGACCTTACCCACTTCGGCCCATACGCGAAAGTGATCGCCCGATGGGAGCAGATCACAGGCCGGGCAGCCCCACCACCTTCGACACCATCACGCCGCCCAGGCGGAAAGCCACAGCTATCCACCAGGTTCGTGGAATGGCTGATGGGCCTGCCCGGTGGCCACGTCACCGGCCCCGACCTGAAGCTGCCGCGTGAGCAGCAGCTTCGCCTCCTGGGCAACGGGGTTGTCCCACAGCAGGCCGCGCTCGCGGTGCGGCAATTAACACAGACTGTAAGGAAGTTTGACAGATGAACACTCAAGACCCATTGGCTGGCATCGACGGGTGCGCGTCCTATCAGGAGCGCATCATCGTCCGAGCTGTCAAGCTAACACGCGACAACGCGGCGACGATTGCGAGGATCGCCCGGAAGACCGTCACCGAAGGTGTGGGCGGGCTATTCCTCACCGGCCCCGGACACGTCGTGTGGGCCGCCGAAGGGGACGTGATCGTCGCCACCCCAGGCCGAATGCGCGTCTCCAACCGCACCCCGACTGATTTCCGCACCTGGTACACGCACCCCGGCCAGCCAATCACCGATGAGGACCTCGCGTGAAATTCAACGCGTACAGGCTCACCGGAGATCCGGAGGCCGACACCAAAGCCCTGAGAGCGTGGGGCCTCAGTGTGACCGTCACCAATGAGAACGGCGAGCTCTCCATCGAAATAGACAGACCCGGATATTGGGTGACGGGCTGCCTCGGCTACAGGTTCATCGCGCGCGCTGGCAACCTAGTTGTTTTTTCACCAGATGAGCGCAACCCCATGCACATCAAGATCGCCGATGAAGTCACCGCCGACGACGCGCCAGAGAAAAGGACAAAACGATGGACAACACAGAACTAATCGTCGGGGCCATTAATCCAGGTTACGGGGGCCTCCCCATCGGCGTGGCAGCCGCACTGGGCGGCGCGACGCTCGCGTGGCACGCACACCCCGGCCAGTCCCCGACCTACCCCGGGCGCATAGTTATGCGCTATCACCATCCGCACGCTGGCGCGCACACTGTTATCGACGCGCTCCCCCCGATGGTGGACGTTCTCACCATCAACCGGTTTGCGACCTGGCAGACAACAGGCGCGCCGCTGATCGACCAGGGTTACAAGCCCCCGCTCGTCATTGTTGAGGTGCAGCTCCCTAACGACGAAGCTGTGCCTGTCTGCGATTACCTGGACACACGCGGATACCGCACGACATGGACACGCCTGTGCTCAAACGATGTTGGTACCCCGCACCGCCGCCTACGCTCGTACGCGATAGGTGTCCGAAAGGACTGCGGCGTGCCGGGCGTGAACGCTGCGTACCTGGACGCCGACCCGTGGACCGGCTCCCTGTGGACAACACCCAGCGCGTACGACACGTACCTCGATAGCGAGGCATACAGGTGGGCGCAGACGGACATGGAAGGCAAAGCGGATAGCCGGGCGCTCGAACACTGGGAGAAAGTCACGTGCGAGCGGTTCCCGTATCCCCTGTACACGCTGCCACACTCCGGCCAGGCGCGCCTGTCTGTCGGTTTCGTGGAATGGCTGATGGGCCTGCCCATCGGCTACGTGTCTACGCCGAGTCTGCGACTCTCACATGACCAGCGGATGGGCCTGCTCTATTCGGGGACGGTGCCCCTGCAGGCCGCTCACGCCGTAGCGGTCCTCCTCACGCAGATGGGCGAGCAATGACCTGCCACACGCTCACAATCGGCATTCACAAAGCCATATGGCTCACCGCTAACCAGCGGCTCCACTGGTCAACGCGGATGCGCCGCACGCGCATGCTGCGCGCGTACGCGGCCAGCGAGGCCCGCATCCACGGCCTGGCAGGCCGCCGCCTCGGCCCCTGTATCGTCACCGTCATTATCGGATACCCCACCAATGGGCGCGCCGACCCCACCAACGCCGAGCCAACCGTTAAGGCCGTCATTGACGGCCTCGTGGACGCCCGCGTATGGGACGACGACGACCACACCCACCTGCCAATCGTCGCCTTCACCCGCGACCCGCAAAAATCACCCAAGGGCACCCACACAGTGACCCTCATAATTCAGGAGACACCCCATGCTTAAGCACTACACGCGCGGCCAATTCACCATCACGTTCACCGCCGCTGACGGCGTCTCAGCCGCCGCTGTGATCGCCATACTCTCGCAGCTCAAACCCGGCACCGTCATCGTCGACACAGCCGTGGACGTTAACGGCCCGTTCGCGGGCACGCGCCGACTCATCATCAACTACAGCGAACCCGCCGAGAAGGGAGCCTGAAATGACGACCATCGAAACCCGCACAATCCACACGGTGACACTCGAATGGCCCTACAAGGACGCGCTAGACAAGCGCGAATTCATTCACCAGCTGCAAACCAGCTTGCCTTACGGCGCTGCCATCATCGATTTGGCAGTAGACGACTATCCGAAAACGCAGCCGGAGATTTCAGGGCCGACAGTCATGCGGACCCTAACGATCAAATACGTCGATCATCCGATCCTCGAACGCTACAGGAGGCCGTGAAATGGCTATTGACCGCAAGCCGGACATGTACGCGACGCTCAGACTCACCGCCGACATGCCAATCCTCCCGGAAGTCGTGAAGAAGATGCTTGACGAGATCCCCGCCTATGCCGACATCGTCGAAATGAGCATCACCACTGAAGACGGCCCAGTCCCCATTCGCCGGGTCGGAATCTACTACAGCACCAAAATGCCATGGGAGGCCAAGTAATGCCCAGCACACGTTTCAATTGGTCAGGCAGGTGCGCGGCTATCCCCGCCGCCTACTACGACGACCCGGTCATTATCGCGGTCGGCACCGCCGCCGAGCTGTGGTATGTGCGCGCCCTCGCCTGGTGCGCAGCCCACCCCGAAACTGACGGCGTTATCCCCATCGAGGTCGCCGTCAACCGCCTCGGAATCCCCGACGCAATGTCACGCGTGAACATTTGTGAAAGTCACGGCCTTATCACCAAGAACGACGACTCTGTGAGCGTGACGCCTTGGGTGCAATGGAACGGCAAATGGCGTGACATCCATGAGCGATCCGCTACAAGACTCACAGACTAGGAGGGAACAGCCGTGCGCATCCGGACCATCAAGCCCGAATTCTGGCGCAGCGAGGACATCGCTGCCCTCAGCATCGAGGACAGGCTCCTGTTCATCGGCCTCTGGTCGTACGTTGAGGACAACGGCGTGGGCCGCGACGAGCCCCAACTCATCCAGTGCGATTTGTTCCCTCTGGATACATTCACTGAGGCCTCAGTGAGGACTCATGGAGGCCTCATTCGCCTCTCCCAACGTGGTCTAATCACCCGGTATGAGGGTCCCGACGGACGCAAATACCTGCAGGTGAACACTTGGGACAAGCACCAGAAAATCAACCGACCGTCAAAACCGCGTTTCCCGCGATATGACGCCGAAAACTGCACACTCACTGAACCCTCAGTGAATACTCACTGCACACTCACTGAGGCCTCACTCCCGGAACAGGGAACAGGGAACAGGGAACAGGGAACAGGGAACCTCTCCCTTTTAGGCCCCTCTCACGAGACCGAACCCGCTGAGTCTGCGAGCGCTGAGATTCAGACCGTGTCCGCTGACGCGGCCCCGGCAACCGAGAACATTTCGAAGCCTCGAAGCCATGAAGGCCTCGAAGGCCTCGAAGCCATGAAGGCCTCAAAGACCTCGAAGGCCTCAAAGACCTCGAAGGCCTCAAAGACCTCGAAGCGAACCCGGGCGTCTCGCGGGACTCGCTTGCCCGACGACTGGCAGCCAGACCAGAACCTAGTTGCCTGGACCAAGGCCAACGCGCCAGCTGCGGCGAACAACCTAGAGGTTGATAAGTTCCGCGACTACTGGCAATCGCTCTCGGGCCAACGCGCTATCCGCTCCAACTGGACAGCCACCTGGCGCAACTGGGCGCGCAAGTGCCAGGAACAAGCCCCCAAGCAGCACCCCCACCCGACGACTGGCAGCACAACCACCGACCGCGTCAACGGCTGGCTCGCCCTTGCCGACAGCCTCGCCGACGACCACCAGCCCAGCATGCTCACCAGCCAGCCCACCGACCAACTCGACCTACTCGCAATCGAAGGAAGCCCAGCATGACCCCCCAAGAAGCCGCCAAAGTCCTGGCAAAAGCAGCCGCATACGACAACCGGAAGCCCGACCCGACAGCCTCCCTCGCCTGGGCCGAAGCCCTCGACCGGGACCTGCCCCTGCAGGACGCCCTGCGCATCATCAGCGAGCACTACCGCGACGAACGAGCCTGGGTCATGCCCGCCGACATCAACCGCCGCTGGCGCGCCCTCGGACGCGAACGCCTCGCCAAAGCCGAACGCCTAGGCCTCCCCGACGCGCCCGCCGACATCGCAGACAACCCGCAGGCCTGGCTGACCTGGAAGCGCACCCAGATCCGCGCCATCAAAGCCGGAGCATCCCCCGAACAGGCCGAAGCCCGCGCCGCCCGCGCAATCGAGAGCGTCCCCCGTGAGCGCCGCGAACTCCCGTCAGCGCCCCCGCCCGCCGAGTGGCAGGCCATGCTCAACGCAGCAATGCCCCGTAAAGCCATCTAAACGCCGCTCTCACGGCCCCGCGCACCCCGGGTGGTACCCATACCTACCCAGGGGTCTGAAAGGCTCGCAAAACGCGTTTTAGCGAATCGACCAAGCGGCAGGTTCGCGGCGCTCGCGGGCATCAACCACCAACCCGCGCCGGGTTTACGGCGTGAAATCAACGAAAAGGACACATCATCATGGCAATTGAAGCAACGATCACCGGCAATCTCGGGGCTGACCCCGAGGTGCGGTGGACCCGGGGCGGTCAGCAAGTCACCGAGCTGCGGATCTGCGCGACGCCGCGCAGGCAGCGCCGAGGCCACGACGGTAAACCCACGGGCGAGTGGGAGGACGCGGGCGCCCCGGTGTGGGTGCGCGCCGCCCTGTGGGGCGAACGCCACTCCTGGATCGCCGAAACGTGCAGGAAGGGCGACCAGGTCGCCCTCAGCGGCGTGATCGCAAAGGTCGAATTCACCGGCAAGGACGGCCAGCGTCACGAAGCCCTCGAAGTGATCAACCCGCGTTTCCTCGGATCGACCGCCGCGCGCCGCCAGTACCAGGCGCAGCGCGGGCCAGCGCCCGCGCCTGGCAACGTCACGGGTCAGCCCGGCGGCGGCAGCCCGTGGGCCAACCAACCCATGCCAGCCGACCCCCCGTTTTAATATGTACAGCCCACCCCTCTAAAATCGGAAGTGAGACCCCCACCAATGCCAACTCCCATGCAGATGCTCGCGCAAATCGCTGCCTGGATTCCAGCGCTCGACGACGCCGCACACACCGCGACCGGACTGCACTCACCCCGCCCCACCTCGGTCGGCCACAGAAGGACCGGCGGGGGCCTCCCCTACCACCTCGCTGCTGCCCTCGACACCACCGACGACGGCCCCACCGGCATCCGCACCAGCCGCGGCGTGCTCGACATCCTCTACCCGTGGGTGGTGCAGCTCGCCGACGAACGCCAAGAGCCCGCCCCCGCGCGGCGCTCCACGCTCCCCTACCTGATCGGCACCATCACGTGGGCGCAAGCACACGCCGCCGACTGGGAAGCCCTCGAAGAAACCATCACCGCAACGTGGCGCATCCTCGCGCGCGCCACCGGCCACACCCCCGCCGTGATCGGAACCTGTCCCAATTGCGGCGGCGACATCACAACCGACCCCACACCCAGCGGCATACCCGAACACGGCTCCTGCGAGCGGTGCGACCGCTGGTACCAAGATAAGGAAGACCAAGAAATGACGCGTAAAGTAGCCCTGAACGACGTGCTCAGGAACATAAAGAACCCGTCAATCTATGTGGATTGGGCGACGCTCCACGATGCGTTTCCCACGCTCTCCCACGACCGCCTGCGACAGTGGGCACACCGTGGGCACGTGCCCACCGAGCCCGGCCCGCTCTACCAGGTCGCCGCCGTCCACGACCGGCTCGACCGTGAGCAGGGTGCAGCATGAACGCCGACGACATCCTGAACGCACTGCGCAAGGCCTGGCCGTCCGCTGCGATTGTCCCCGAGCTGGAAATCAGAGACGAATACGCTTATGCCAACCTGGACAACCCAGACGGGCATGACTCGCTGGTCCGTCGCATTGACGCGCTCATGATTGACAAACAGATCCGTACAGCAATCGAAATCAAGGTCGACAGGGCTGACGCGAAGCGCGAAACGTGGGCGAAGATTCGCCCTTGGAAGCGGGTAACGCACAGGTTCCTATACGCGGTCCCCGAAGGTCTCATTGACACATCACCCGTCATTGACGCGTCAATCGGCCTCGTCTGGGTTCGCTCGGATGGGACAATCGAGTGGCGACGCAAGTGCAAGATCAACCACGTGCCCGAACCTCTCCCCGGCATCGTCGTCGAGCGCCTCGCGCGACGAGCAGCCCAATACGCTCTCCTGCGACAGGAGACAGCATGAAGCGCGTAGTTTTCACCCGCATATGTCAGGCCGCGCCACCTATCACGGTGGCCGCCATAACAGCCGCGAAGGGGTGCGCCAATATCGCTGGCGGCGACCAGGCTTTCGGAGCGGCTCAGATAGCCACAGCGGCGCTTGTTGTAGCGCTAACTATCGTCCAAGCAAGGTGGGTGCAATGACCGACGAACTGGCCCTGCGCGCTCTCGACCTCGCCACTGCAGGCCTAAGCGTCGCCAAGATTGCCGAACTGCTCGACACCACCGTCAAGGACGTGAAGGCCCTCATCAAAGCTGGGAAGAAGCTGGACCCGCGTGGTTACGACCCCGATGTCGAAGCCCGCCGTCTGGACAAGATGAGCGCGGCCCTCTGGCCCCTCGCTTCTCAGGGTGACCCTGAGACTGTGGGCGTCGTCGTCAAGCTCATGGAACGCCGCGACATGATGGATGCAACCATCGACGGTGACCTGGCCGCCGCCGTCAAGGCGACTGCCAAACTGCAGAAGGCCCACCGCGCGCAGGTGGCAACACGCGCGGATACCGAGTAGCAGATACCCCCTAAGTGTGGTAGTGTCACACTTGAAGCGGGTGTAGTGTGCCACGGATACCCCCGTCTCCTGATCGATACCAAGACCCCCGACCCAGTAACAGGTCGGGGGTCTTGCGTATCATCCCCCCGCACATGCAGTGGCACCTACCAAGGCAGCCACCAAGCAAGCGCCAAGCCAAAGCCCAACGACGGGCACACAACCACACAGGTAACACGGCGACTCCACGCCCACCCGCACACCCGTACCGTGAGGACACAGACCATGTCCCGCCGCCGCTGCCCACACCCGGGATGCCCCGCCCTCATCCCCCATCCCGGCCCCAGGTACTGCCCAACCCACAACCGCGAGCGCGAACAGCGACGAGGCTACTCAACCGCGCGCGGGTATGACCGCCACTACCGGGCCGCCCGGGCACAGGCCGCCCGTCTGGTGGAGGCCGGCCAGGCCGTGTGCTGGCGATGTGGCAAGCCAATCAATGCAGGCGAACCGTTTGATCTTGGTCACGATGACGATGATCGTTTGATCATTCGCGGACCAGAACACGTTTTTTGCAATCGCAGCGCCGCAGGAAAAGCGGCGCACAAATACGACCGAACCGACACGAACTGACACGCACACCCCCCAGGGGGGTGGCCCCGGAGTGGGTGCCGTCAGACCGCCGGTGAGGGATGAAAAAAGTGCGGAGGGTTCAAAACCTTACGCCCGCAACTGAAAAAGCCGCCCGGCGCGACGCCGGGTAGCCCAGCAGGCAGGCGCGACGCCGGCCAGCGAGGAGACATTTATGCCGTCCGGTGGAGCGCGCGCCCGAAGTGGGCCGCCCGTCAACCCCAACAGTGCCCGAAGCGACGCACGCGGGATCGCCTTCCGACAGCTCGGCGGCGTCCCCGCCACAGCGCAAGTTCCCGAGTTCGCCATGCCCCCCATGCAACTGTGGGAGACCCTGCCCAACGGGGGCCGCCGCTTCCGCAAGCTCGCCACCGAGCTGCGTTGGAAGCGTGAACTTGAGCTATGGGACTGGGTCTGGAAGCAGCCGCAGTCCGAGGTGTGGCGCGAACAGCCCTGGATGACGTACAACGTCGCCCAGTGGGTGCGCCTCGCCGTCACGTGCGAGGAGGAAGGCGCGAAGGCTGGCGACAAGACCGCGCTCCTGCGGCTCGCCGACCAGATCGGCCTCACGCCCTCGGGCCTGGCGCTGAATCATTGGCAGATCACGACCGGCCAGCCCGCCGACCAGGCCGAACCCGCTGAGCGCCCGGCCCGGCGCCGCTCGTCCCGTGCCCGGTTCGCTGGCATGACCGTCGTCGACGGTGGCAGTGATGGCTCATGACGAGTACGCGCCGCCCCCACTCAGCTTGGACTTCAACCCGGATCACACTCTGGGCTTCCTGATCTCGGACTGGATCGAGGCCCACTGCCTCGTCCCGTCTGGAGTGTATTTCAACCAGCCGCTCGTGCTGAACGGTTGGCAGTTGTATTGCAACGCAAACCATTACCGCATCAAGGCCAACGCGAAATCGGACCCGCACCGGCTGGTGGAGCCATTCACCTACCGTCGTAGCCTGTGGGTTGGGCCTCAGAAGTCGGGTAAGTCGCCGCTCGCGGCGGCGGTTGCGCTCGCGGAGGGCGTGGGTCCGGCGATGTTCGCGGGCTGGGCGCGCGACGGCGACGTGTACAGGTGCTCAGACCACGGGTGCGGGTGCGGCTGGGAATACTGGTACGAGCCGGGCGAAGCAATGGGCCGCCCACGCGACAAAAGCCTGATCGCCCTCCTCGCGTTCGCCGAGGACCAGACCCGCAACGTCTACGAACCCCTACAGGCCATGATTAAGAGCGGCCCGCTTGGTGACTTCGTGCGGGTGCGTGAGGGCTTTGTCCGTTTGCCGAATGAGGGGAAGATTGTGCCCGTCACGTCGGCGGCGCGCTCGAAGCTAGGGCAACCCTTCACGTGCGCGATTGCGGATGAGTCGGGCCTCTACACGCCGCAATCGGGCGTGCTGAATACCTGGCGGACTATCCGCCGCGCCGTTGCGGGTATGCAGGGCCGAACGATTGAGCTCACGAATCCGTGGGATCCCATGGAGGACTCGGCGGCGCAGCAGGCCTACCAAAGCCGGGCGCGGGACATCTTCAAGTTCTACGAGAAGCCCCCCTTGGACTGGGATTATACGAAGAAGGCGGATCGCTCCAAGATTCACCGCTTCGTGTATGCCTCGTCGCCGTGGGTGGACCCCAAGGCGATTGACGCCGAGGTCGACGAGCTCATGGAAACCGACCCGACGCAGGCTGAGCGATTCTTCGGCAATCGCCTCGTTCAGGGTAAGGGGTCGTATCTGACTGAGAAGGTCTGGGACCGCCAGACACGCGACACCCAGCCCGAGCCGGGGTGCGAGATCGCCCTGGGCTTTGATGGTTCGCGGTCGGGTGACTGGACGGCAATCCGCGCCGAAACAGTCGACGGCCTGCGCTTCACACCCACGTATGGGCCCGATCAGCGGCCTACCGTGTGGAACCCCGAGGAGTGGCCCGAAGGACGCATCCCGCGTGGTGAGGTGGACGCGGCTGTCGCAGAGCTCATGGACCGCTACACGGTGCAGAGGTTCTACTGCGACCCGAGGCACTGGGAAACGCAGATCGACCACTGGGAGAACCTCTACGGCGATTACGTGGTGGTCCAGTGGCCGACGAACTCTATTACGCGAATGTTCGCGGCGCTGGTGCGTTTCCGTGAGGATCTCGCCGAAGGCCTGACCACGCACACCCCGGATGAGACCGCGAAGCTGTGCGCCTTGCACGCCCGGAAGGTCGCCAAGCCCGGCGACAAATTCATCCTCGGCAAGCCCGCTGAGCACATGAAGATCGACGTGCTCATGGCCGACATTCTGGCCCACGAGGCCGCGGCGGATGAGCACGCCGAAGGCTGGGAACCCGGCGGCGCTATCAGCTTCGCATGGTAAAGGACACACATCGTATGGCTAACCAGATCACCCACGCCGAAGAGCACCTGCTCTCCGAAGCTGAGAACGCCCTCAACGCTCTGGCACCGTCAGACCGCAAGCACCGCGCGTACTACGAGGGCCGCCAGACCCTGCAGCACCTCGGTCTGGCCCTGCCCCCGTCGCTGCGCACCCTCGAGACCGTCGTCAACTGGCCCCGCGTGGTAGTTGACACAATCGAGGAACGCCAAGACGTGCGCGGAATCATGGTCCCCTCGCGCCCAGAGGTCGCTGAGGATCTTCGCGCCATGATCGACGCGAACGACCTCGCCGCCGAGCTGTGCAAGTGGAAGCGCGACCGACTCATTTACGGGCGCGCATATCTGTCCGTCGGTGTGGGCGACGCCGAGGGCGATTACCCCATCATTTGCGTGGAATCACCCCGACAAATGACGGTGAAGTACGACTACAGGCGTAAGACGATCACGCACGCAGTGCGTATCGTGGCCGACCAGGGCGTCGACGGCACGCAAACCAGGTACGCGACGATCTACACGCCTGACACGACCACAACCTACGCGACCGTGGGCGGCGCGTGGCGCGTCGTAGACCGCGACGAACACCACCTCGGCGTCGTCCCCGTTGTCCCGTCATTCAACCGTCAGATGACTGGCGAAACCACTGGGCACAGCGAAATGGACGACATCATGGGTGTCACCGACGCAGCCGCCCGCGCGATCACTCAGATGCAAGCCGCGTTGGAAACCAACGCGGTCCCGAAGCGCATCATCATGGGCGCCAAGCGCAGCGACTTCGCAGACCCAAGCGCCTGGACGAACTACCTGAACCCATTCGTGGCCCTGCAGAACGCGGGCGCGAAGGTCACCCAGCTCGCCCCCGGCGAGCTGAGCAACTTCCACAACACCATTGAGTTGTACGGGAAGCTCGCCGCCTCGCTGACGGGTTTCCCGGCCCGCTATTTCGGCCTCATCACCACGAATCCGCCCGCTGAGGGCGCGATCCGCGCTGAGGAATCCAAGCTTGTCAAGCGCGTCGAGCGTGTCAACGCCGAGTGCGGGGCCGCCCTCTCCCGCGCGCTGACAATCGCCGCGCGCATCATGGGGCACCCCATCCCCATGGGCGCGGTGAACGTCGCCTGGCACGACCCCGCCACCCCGACATTCAGCCAGAAGGCTGATGCACTACAGAAGTTGGCAGGGGGCAAGCCCCTCATCAGCCGCGAAGGCGCGTGGGATGAATTGGGGTGGGACGACGCCCGGAAGGCCACCGAACGCGCCTACCTGCGCGAGGAGGAAACAGACCCCGACCTCCTGCGGCTCCTGGAAAAGACCACCCCCGCGCTGACAGACGAGACAGACACCGGACATGGCATCGATCCCGCCCGCGATTGAGCACCACTACGGGCTGGTCCGTGAGCAGGAGGCCCGCGCCCTCGCCACAGCCACCCGCCACTGGCACCGCCTCGGCCCCAACTGGATCGCCGACGCGTGGGCCGAGCGCATCCCCACCGTCGCCGCCGCGATCACCAGCGCGCAGCGCACGGCGGTGGCCAGCGCCCTCGTCAGCGGCGCCCTAGCGCTCGGAGAACAAGGCACCTGGGCCGAGCCTGACGGCCTCGTCGCCCCCGACGCCTTCGCCGGCGTCACCGGCGACGGACGCAGCCTCGACACCCTCCTGCGCGCCCCCGCCATCACCGCCCGCACTCTCATCAGTCAAGGCGTGGAACCCGCCCAGGCGCTCGCGGCGGGCTCCCGTCAGCTATCGATGATGGTCCTCACCGAGGTCGCTGACGCGGGCAGGGGCGCGGCGGGCGTACAGATCGCAGCCCGGCCACGCGTCGGCTACGTGCGGATGCTGAACCCCCCGTCATGCTCGCGCTGCGTCATCCTCGCAGGCCGTTTCTACCGCTGGAACCAAGGCTTTCTACGGCACCCCCGTTGTGACTGCACGCATGTGCCCACCATGGTCACAGACCAGGCCGAAGCCTTCGCAAAGGGTCTGATCGACGACCCGTACGAGGCTTTCAAGCGGATGAGTGAAGCCGAGCAGAACCGCGTGTTCACGAACGCGGGCGCCCGCGCTATCCGCGACGGCGCCGACATGTATCAGGTCGTCAACGCCCGCCGCGGCATGAAGTACAGGGGAGCCTTCACATCTGAGGGCACCAGCAAGCGCGGGTGGGCAGGCCAGATCCTACGGCGTGGGCAGAAGCGTATGACGCCGGAGACGATCTACCGGCTGAACACCAACCGTGAGCAGGCCGTTGAGGCCCTGCGCGCTCAGGGATACATCACCGGGCGCGGGCAGGTCATCGGCGGCGCGCTGCGTGGCCAGTACGAGGCCACCTATGAGGGCCGACGGATGACAGCCGCCGAACGCCGCGTCGCGATAGCCACACGTGACTGGCAGGACGTGCTGGGCGGCCTCAACCCGTGGACGCCCGCAGCGCAGGAACGCCACGGCGGTGCCCGCATCGGCGGCGCTGACTACCCCCTCACCCCGCAGATCGCCGCCGAAGTCGAGGCCCGCTACTACGCGGCCATTGCGACAGGCGGCGAACTGACACGGATGCGCGCCCTCCTGCGCGCCGCCCACTAAGCCACCGACTCGCGCCGCGACGGCGCGGGCGGCCCACTCGAGCGATTCGAGAAAGGAACACAACACCCCATGTCCACCGAAACCACGCCCGACCAGACGCCGGACACCAACGCCCCCGCGCCCGCCGCTGAGGAGACCCTCAACGAGGGCGGTGTCAAGGCCCTGCGCGCCGAACGCGAAGCCCGCAAGGCCGCCGACGCGCGCGTCAAGGGCCTCGAAGCACAGGTTGCTGCCCTGTCCGTCAGCCTCGAGGAGACCAAGACCGCCGCCACTACGGCAGCGGAGCAGGCCGCGACGCAGGTCACCGACCTGCAAACCCAGCTCGCCCGCCTGCAGGTCATCCACGACAAGGCCGTGCCCGATGCGCTCGCCGACTTCCTGCAGGGAAACACCGCCGAGGAACTCACGGCATCCGCCGAAAAGCTCCTGGCCGCGATTCCCACCCCGGCCCCGACCCCTGACGCGTCTCCCGCGCCGCTGGCTATGCGTCCCGACCCGTCTCAGGGAGGCACGCCCGAGCCGGCAACCGCCACGGACGCGCTGACGGCCATGTTGGTCGAGGCCGTCGGTGGGCGCTGATATCTGAGCAGCCCATACTCACCCCACATCTCACGCTCGAAGGGAGCACCCCATGGCAATCACTGCCGCAAAGAAGCTGGTCGATTTTAACGGCTTTATTAAGCCTGAGTTGGCCGGCCCCATTTTCGATGAGGCCGCCAAGGGCTCGGCAGCTATGTCCCTCATCCGCAAGGTTCCGCTCGGAGCGTCCGGCCAGGCTTTCCCCATCGTGACCAGCAAGCCCACCGCGAACTGGACCGCTGAGGGAGCCAAGAAGCACACCACTGAGGCCGGCATCGGCCTGGTGACAATGGAACCCAAGAAGCTCACCGCAATCGCGGTGGCCTCCCAGGAGGTCATTCGCGCCAATCCGGGCGGATACTCGGAGACCCTGCAGGGCCTCCTCGCCGACGCGTTCGCCCGCGCTTTCGACCTGGCTGTCTTTCATAACAAGGGCGGCGACGGGTCTGGTACGTCGCCGTTCGATACCACCCTCGCGGCCACGACCAAGACCCTGACCCTGGGTGCCACCGCCGGGGCCAATACCTACGATGACATCGTGAAGGCAATGGCCCTGAACCTGCAGGGAACTCCCAAGAAGCCGGTCAACGGGTTTGCCCTTGACACGGGGTTCGAGATTGACCTTCTGAACGCGAAGGACACGGCTGGCCGCCCGCTGTTCGCGGAGGCCGCCTACACCGGCGCCGTGCCTGCACTGCGCTCGGGTTCTCTCCTCGGTCGCACCACTTACCTGCACGAGAACGTGGGTCTGGACAAGATCGTTGGCTTCACCGGCGACTGGACAAAGTGCGCCTGGGGCACGGTCGGCGGCATCACCATGGACATCTCCACGGAAGCTGCCGTCACAATCAACGGCGAGCTTGTTTCGCTGTTTGAAAACAACCTTGTCGCGATCCGCGCCGAGGCCGAGTACGGCTTCGCGGTCGCTGACAAGGACGCGTTCGTCAAGATCGCACGCAAGTGACCGCACTGGTCGTTCACTTGACAAGCCCGACGGGCGACAACGTCGCCGTGCCCGCCAGCCAACTCCACCTGTGGGAGCGCCTCGGGTACGTGCGACGTGACCCCGCCGGGCAACCCGCCACCGCTGACAACTGATAGGGGGCCGCGTGGCCTACGCGACAGTATTTGATGTGGCGACCACCCTGGGCCGCCCCATCACAGACCCCGACGAGCAGAACCAGATCACCAACTGGATCGCCAAGACGGAGCGCATCATCAGCGCCCGCCTCGGAGACCTGGACGCGCTTGATCGTCAGATCCTCGCCGACGTCATCAGCGAGGTCGTCGCCCGTCGCTCCCGCAACCCAGACGGCAAGCGGAACGAGCGCATTGACGACTACAGCTACACGCTGGATGCCGCCGCGAGCGCCGTGGAGCTCACACTCACCGATGCCGAATGGGCGCGCCTCAGCCAGGATGGCTCCACGTCGGGCGCATACATGCCGGTCCTGGCCCCCGCGCCCTGGCTTGGGGGCCGCGACGCCGACACGACGCCGACGGGGGGCTGGGCATGAGCGCGCGCACCGCCGTAATCGCGGGCCGCAAGGCCGCCGAAGCCCTCATGATTGACCGGGCGACCGTCACCCGCCCGACCGTCACCACAGGCCCCGACGGCCTCGACCAGGTCACGGAGACGCCCGTATGGACTGGGCCTTGTAAGGTGCAAACCTACGAGGCTCACGAGACCGCGGCGAACGCTGCCGGTGCCCTCGTCACCCTGCAGCGGTACTCGATTCACCTCCCGCACCACGTGGACGTCGTAAGGGTTGGCGACCTGATCCGCGTCGCCGGCTACCTGAGCGTCTTTCGCGTTACGGGTCTGTTCGACAAGACTCACGTCACGAGCAGGCGTTTCCAGGTGGACGTCGAGACCAATGGAGATGATCTCCTGTGACTGGTATCGAGATTGACACGACCGAGGTCAGGTCATTAGCCGCCGACGCGACCCGGATGCCTGGTGAGCTGTCCCGCTGGCTGCGGCCCGCCGTGAGCAAGGGAGCGCTGAACATCAAGCGCGCAATGCAGGCCGACCTCGAGCAGTCGGGCAACGCTGGTATACGCCACGTCGCACGCAGCATCTCCTATGACCTCACCGACACCGGCACGACCGTCGAAGCCGAAATCGGCCCCGACAAACCGTCCGGCGCGCTGGCAAACATCGCGTACTTCGGAACATCGAGGGGCGGCGGCCACACCCGCGACCCCATCGAAGCACTGAACGAGGAGGCCGAGGAGTTTCAGAAGGCAATCGCCGACATCGTGGAGGACATATGGGGCTGACACTCACCATCATGACCCAGATGCGCGAACGCCTCGCCCCCCTCACGTCGGCCGGCCAGGCCGTCAAGGCGTTCGTCGGCGACCCACCCAGCAACCCCGGCCTCCCCTTCATCTTCGTGTGGGGACCGCCCACCCTGGCCGCGTCCGAGGCCATGAGCGGCTGCGGCGGCGACGTCGACGTACGCCTGCACGTGCAGGTCGTCGCCGCGACGACAGTGAACGTCCTCGCGCTCGCGGACGATGTGACGGCGCGTCTGCGCGGCTGGGCGCCCATCGTCGAGGGGTGGCGCTGTTTCCCGCTCGCGCACGTCGGAGTGACGGACGTGCGCGCCGATAACAGCACGGTCGGCGCGCCCGCGAACCGCGCGCCCCGATACTGCACGATCACCCTGCGCGCTCGCGCAACACGATTGAGAGGGGACTAAATGGTCACCGCGTACAACACCCGATCCCATGTCTTTCAGGACATTCCCGAGCACTGGATCGGGCACCCGGTCTGGGGTGAGGACTGGACGCTCACCCCGCCCCCCGAGGCCCGCGAACCCCTGTGCTGCGGCCAGGAGGACGAACCCATCGACGCCCCCGACAGTGGTGACGACACCACCAACACCCCTACTGAAGGAGACTAGACATGCCCGGAGCAAAGACCCTCGCGGATGGTCGCATTACCCTGTGGGCGCTGACCGCAAAGCCCGCCAACATGGCGGCCCCCAAGCTGTCTGAAATCACTGCCGGCAAGAAAATCTCTTGCCGCATTATGAAGAATGACTACGCACTCGGTGCTGATTCTGACACGGAGATCACGGAGCAGGAGATGTGCAAGACCGGCGAGGGCAAGGCCCCCGGTCCCACGTCCTACGCCGGCAACATCACGGTTTTCCGTTATCTCAATGATGATGGCAAGCCGGACGTTACTGAGGATTACCTATGGGACCTCATCCGCAAGAAGGGCACCACTATCTGGTTGGCTGAACGTGAAGGCCCCGTCGAGTCCAAGGCTGCCGAGGCGGGTGACATCGTGTCGGTGTACGAGGTTGTCCTCGGCACGCCGACCAAGCCCAGCGACAGGTTCGCGGGCTATATCAAGCGCACCGCGAAGTTGAACGTCATGGACGCGGCGGAAGACGTCGCAATCGTCGCGTAACACATCTCCCGCCCGGCAGGTTCCAACAACGGGCTGCCAGACCTGCCGGGCGGGCACACCCACCAACGGCAGCCCAGACCCCACCCGATAGCTACACATAGGAGCATGGCATGGCAGCCGACGATGAGCTCACGATGAGCGACCTCAACTTCACGCACACCAACCCTGACGCGTCCGTTACCCCTGAGACGTTTGACCTCGCCGCATGGATCGCGGGTGTCACCCCCGTGGAACGAACAGTGACCGTGTACGCTAACGGCCGCCTGTTCGCAGACCTGTCCGCCCTCGAGGCCCAGTACAACGAGGCCAAGGCCGCCGTGAACGTTGACGACATGCGCACCATCAAGGAGCAGATGCGCGAGGTCGCCGACCAGATCCGCGCCTCAGCCCTGGACATCACCGTGCAGGGCCGATCAGCCGACTGGGTGCAGCGTTTCCGCAAGGAATGCGAAGACCGAGGCCTGGACGGCGACGAAACGACCCTGGAACAGCTCGCCGCACAGATCACCGCCCCGGCAGGCCTCACCGCCTCGATGCTCGCAACCCTGCGCGATCGCGCTGAACCGCAGGTAGTCGCCCTGCTGCAGGCCGTCGCCGCCGTCAACACCCAGGCCCCGCGCATCTCGGTCCCTTCCTGACGGAGTGCCTGGACCGGCCCGCGGCCACGTGGCTGGTCCGGGCGCTCCGAAGCGCGAAGAAATGGGGCCGACGGCCGACAGAGTTCCTGGGAGTCCCCGGCGACTCGTGGTGTGAACTCGACAGCACTCTCGCGGGCGCGCTCGACATGTACGAGGACACCCGCGTCGGCTCGTACGGGTACCCCAAGCGCCTCACAGAAGGCGATTATGAGGGGTACTTTGAAGTTGAAGAGCGCCAAGATAACGCTCAGCTTGCGTTGGACATTTGGCGCAAACGCAACAAAAACGGGCCGTCGCCAGGTATGGTGCCTCGCGTGATATTTACCGGAACCGAGGAATAAAAAGGGGCGTCGCTCCCTGACGAATTGGCGCGTTGGCGCGCAGAAAGGACAACCATGACCGAACGCAGCGTCAAGGTCACACTGCGCGCCAACGTCGCCGACTTCAACCGCCAAATCAAGAGCGCGTCAACCAGCCTCGAGCAGCTCGCCGCCAAGGGCGACCCCACCGGCAAAGTCGCAGAGACCACCCTTGGACGCCTCGCACAGTCCGCTCAGCTACAGCGAGCCGCCTGGGACACCGCATCCACCGCCATGGTCGGCTACGGTGTCGCCACGGCCGCCGCCGTCGGATACGTCGTCAAGTCGGCCGCGGACTTCGACCAGGCCATGAGCAACGTCCAGGCCGCCACCCACGAGTCCACCGAAAACATGAACCAGCTCCGCGAGGCCGCGATTCAGGCGGGTGCGGACACTGCGTTCAGCGCGTCCGAAGCCGCCGGGGCAATCGAGGAGCTCGCTAAGGCTGGTGTGTCGACGACTGACATCCTGGGCGGCGGTTTGAGTGGGTCGCTTGATCTGGCTGCTGCGGGTGGTCTTGAGGTCGCTGACGCCGCTGGTATTGCGTCCGTGGCCCTGACGCAGTTCAAGCTCTCTGGGTCGGATGTCGGCCACGTCGCCGACCTCCTCGCCGCTGGTGCGGGCAAGGCCATGGGTAGCGTGTCTGATCTTGGGTCTGCTTTGAAGCAGTCGGGTCTTGTCGCCTCCCAGACGGGCCTGAGCATTGAGGAAACAACGGGCGCCCTGTCTGCGTTCGCCGCGGCTGGCCTCCTCGGGTCTGACGCGGGTACGTCGTTTAAGACGATGCTCCTGAACATGACTCCGCAGTCGAAGAAGGCCGCGCAGTACATGGATGATCTCGGGATCCACGCGTATGACGCGCAGGGCCAGTTCGTCGGCCTGGCCGCCTACGCGGGTCAGCTTCACGACAGCCTGTCGAAGCTGACCGCAGAGGACCGCCAGACTGCGCTCAAAAATATGTTCGGGCAGGACGCTATCCGCGCCGCGTCGATCCTGTACGAGCAGGGCGCCGAGGGAATCCAGTCGTGGATCGACAAGGTCAACGACGCCGGCTACGCGGCCGAGACCGCTCAGGCTCGCATGGACAACCTCAACGGCGACCTCGAGAAGCTCGGCGGCTCCTTTGAGACGCTGTTCATCAAGAGCGGTAGCGGCGCAAATAGCTTCCTGCGGTCCGTCGTGCAGGGCGCAGAGCAGGCCGTCAACGCATTCAGCGCGCTACCCGCGCCTGTTCAGCAGGGCGCCCTCGGCCTCGCCGCATTCACATCCGCCGCCGCCCTCGCCGCCGGCGGGGGTATGAAAATCTTCACCATGGTCATGGACGTGCGCACCGCCATGCAATCACTAAACGGGTCAATCCCGTTTATCACGCGCATCATGGACGGGTTCAGCGGCATGCGCGCCGGCCTCTCCGAGACGCGCACCGCCATCGGCGGGTTCGGCACCGCGTGGGTCACCGCCCGCGCCAACGGCGTCTCCAACATCAGCGCGCTCGCGCAGGCTGCGACACCGGCCCTGTCTGGTATCGGCAACGCCGCGAAAGGCGCAGGAAACGCCCTCCTGGGCGCGTTCGGAGGCCCGTGGGGCCTGGCCGCAACCGTCGCCGTCGGCGGTCTCGTCGCTGTCCTCGGCGAGTACCAGGCCACCCAGGCCGCCGCCACCGCGCGCGCCAAGGAGTACGCCGGTAGCCTGGACCAAATCAGCCACGCTGCCACCGACGCGACCCGAAATTTGGCGTTCAAGAACCTGTCCGAGAGCATCGAGGTCATGGGCCTGACCGGCAAATACCAGACCGACCGGTCACCCATCAAGGCGTTTAAGGAGCTGGGCGGCGACATCAAGGACTTTGTGGACGCCGCCGCGGGCAGCGAAGAAGCCATGAACCGCGTCCAAGCGGTCTTCGACCGCTACAACGCCATGGCTGACAGCGTCGAAAAGAGCAATCTTGCTGTCGCCTACGGCGACGCAAAACGCGGCCTCGACGAACAAACCGAAGCACTCAAAGCAGCCAAGGAACAAAACGACCTGGCCGCCGAAGCAGGCGCGGGCAACGCATCCGCACAAGACCAGCTCGCGTCCTCAGCCAACAAGGCCGCACAGGCCATGGAGGACCAGGCCAAGAAAACCCAGGACCTGATCGACGCCCAGAAGACCCTACAGGACATCATCCTGGGCGAACGCGGCTCATGGCGAGACCTCTACGACGCCATCGACTCCGCAAACGCAGCCGTCGAAAAAAACGGCCAGACCCTCGACATCACCACAGCCGCAGGCCGCGCCAACCAGGCCGCCCTCGACGACCTCGCCAAGAGCGGCTGGGAACTCGTCGAATCCATGGAAAAAAACGGCGCCACCATGGAAGACATGCAAGCCGCAATGCAGTTGACGCGCGATAACTTCATCAGCGTCGCTCAATCCATGGGCCTCTCATCTGACGAAGCCGCCGCGCTCGCGGATCAGCTGAACCTCATACCCACCAACATTGAGTCGCATGTTACAGCCGAAACGGAGGCGGCTAATGCGTCTGTTGATGCGTTTATCGCATATGTGCAGGCTCAGAATGGTGGCACTATTACTATCAACGCGACAAACGATAGCGCGATCACCACGATCCTGGAAACGCTTGGATATGCGCAAAACCAGGATGGCACGATTGATATCGATGCCAATAAAGACCCTGCTATTGCGCAGCTTGTCGCAGCTGTCGGCGAGGTCGATGCGGCAACAGGAACCGTCACGATCGACGGAAACAACGAAGAGGCGAACGCCAAGCTCGACGCTATTAAGGCCGCGATTGACGGGTATAACCCGTACGTCAATATCAATGCTAATGACTATGTCAGTAGCGTGATGAGTGGCATTAAGGCCGCGTGGGACGGCCAGACCTGGACCATCAATATTGTGGGGAATTACTCACAGAATGGTGGTCCGTCTGCGCAGGCCGACGGGTCTGTCTTGTCGTTCTACGCGGGTGGTGGTTTCCACCGCGAGCAGCACGTCGCGCAGATCGCCCCTGCGGGGTCCTGGCGCGTGTGGGCTGAACCGGAGACTGGCGGTGAGGGCTACATTCCTTTAGCCAAATCTAAGCGCAAGCGCAGCGAGGCTATCCTCGCGCAGATCGCCGACATCTTCGGTGGAACGTATATTCCCGGCGCAGCGACACCCTACGCAACAGGCGGCGTCGGCGGCGGATCTGGCGCTGGCCTGTCTGGCGCGTCAATCCACGTGACAGCCCTTGTCACCAACCCCTGGACGGGTGAGGAGACGCGGGCTTTCGCCCGGACTGAGGCCGTGAAGGTTGTGAGGAGCGTACAGTGACTGTCAAAGCATGGGTTTCGACAGAGACGGGCCTGCCGTCGTTTTTCCTGGACGGGAAAGACCTCGGCGCTCAGGTCTACGCGGGTAATCGACTCGTGAACCCGCCTGGGACTCCGCAGGTTTTCAGCGACATGTTCGCATCCACCAGTGTGGAGACCGAGTACTCGATTGGGAGCCTGCGTTATTCCCTGCGTCGCGTCGGCCCGCCGCACGCGCTCGCATCACTGGACGGGCGCGTGACCGCTACGGTCTCGTGGATTGGTGACGACGCGCGCGCGTATGACACGCGCGTCGCGACGTTCGACCTGCAGGACCGTCGCACGGCCATTGCACGGTACGCGGCAGTCTCGGCAGAGCCAACGGGAAGGCTCGAATTCCTCGCATACGCAGAGGAATCAGCCCATGTTGAGCAACTGCTTCACGCGAGGCAGCCCCTCGTATCGCTTCACTCGCACGCTGCGTGCGGCCTGCGTGACTGCGACGTACCCGAGGTCAGGTGCGTGACAGTCACCGCCGCCTCGTCGAAGCGGACAGGTCGACGTGATCGCGTCCGCCGCGAGTGGACGCTCGATTACAAGCCTGCCGACATGCAGGAAGCCGCCACGGCGGCGGGCGGCGGCTCGCTAATCACGTGGGGCGCAGTGCAAGCAAAGTACGGGAAGTGGAGGCATATGACCTATTTGCAGGCTGCGCAGTGGCTGACGGGAATGCCGCTATGAGGCCCGGCCCCGATGTGCCCGTCCTGTCCGGGCCAGTCACCATCACGCCAGTGGTGACGGCAGAATTCAAGGGCTCCTCGGTCATCGTCCCCGCGTGGGACGTGCAGATTGAGGCTTCAGCTGATCGCGCTGTGCAGACGCGCGTGACGTTTTCAGCACCCCCGGAGTACGTGCCCGCGTCCTGGGATGCTCCGCTGGCGTGCTTCGGCCAGCGCGTCCACATCGCCGCGCGTATCGCGTCGCCCCGCGGCGAGTGGGACGTACAGATAGGCGTGTACCAGATCGAGAGCTGGGAAGAGTCTGATGACGGCCACGTGTCCGTCGAGGCGTTGGATTTGACGCAGCGCCTCGAGAAAAACGAGATGCTTTGGCCCTCGTCCCCACCCGAGGGCGCGACTCTCGCGTCTGAGGTACAGCGTCTCGCTGGCGAGCCGAGCGACGGTGGCGTTCAGACAGCCGTCGCCCGCAATTTCAGCATTCACAGGCTCTTCGAGTGGGGCACCGGGCGTCTCGACGCCATCCAAAAGCTCGTCGAGGCTTTCGGCATGGTCTACCGCGTCACTCCCGACGGGGTCCTCCACGTCACGCCAACGACGCCTACGGATGCTGCTGTTGCGACCTACACGGGCCGTGACCTGCTGATCTCCGCTAACCGTCGCAGCCGTGAGCGCCAGCCCAACCGGTGGATGGTCACTGGCTCTCCCAAGGGCGACGCGTCTGAGCGCGATGACGACGGGGAAAAGGAAGAGATCAAATGGGCCGCAGTCGTGGATAACTGGACTGACCCGCGATACAGGGCCGAAACGTACGGTGTCGTGACCTCGAGCAACACAATGGATATCGCTGAATCTGAGGAGCAGATTCGCGAGGCCGCTGAAACGTATATGGCGTCCTCGTTGGCTGCGTCTGAGGCGCGCGCCTTGCAGATTGTCACTGATCCGCGCCTCGAACTCGGTGACGTCGTCGACGTACGAGTCACCCACCTGAACAGCACCGAGGCCCTGCGAGGCCGGGTGACGGGCTACTCGATGGCCCTCGATGACCCGGCGCAAGTTATGCGCGTCGACATAGAAATCCAAGACGGGAGGTAGGGGCCTGTGGATGCTTTGTCTTCGTGGCTTGACATCGCGCCTCCTCGGAGGTCAACGGCCATGGACGTCATGGCAGGGACGGTCACCTCGATCTACGACGAGGCTAACGGCCTCGTCGAGGTGCACCTCGACGGCTCCCCCGACGGACAGACCGTGATCACACAGTCTGCTGCAGGCCTAACCTACATCGGGGCGCGCGTGCGGGTCTCGAGGGGGTCTGATGGCGCTGCGACGATGGCCCATGCACCAGTGGTGCGCGCGCCACGCGGGACTCCCACAGTTGCGGTCGGTGAGACCGGCAGGGCTTTACAGGATCTCGCGGGCAAGTACAACGCGCTAGTTGACACTAGCGCGCCGGTACTCGGCTGGGACTCGGGTATTCGATCCACCGGATACGATGTGCCGCCCACGTACTGGGCTAGACTCCCTCTTTTCGAGGGCGGCGAGCTCGCCGCCTGCAGCGGTTTCACACAGGACGGCACAGCCAAAGCATACGAGGTTACTACCGAGGCTCCGGGCCTGTATGCGGTGAGCGCGCACGTCCACGCCTGGTCGACGGGCTGGGACGGACCGATCACATGCGGAGTCAGCGTGCACCGGTCAGGGGCTGCCGCGCCGTCGAGCGTGTGGGACACACACCCACGCGCTGACGCATACGCGCCTGAGCGTCAGTACGCGACTCCGACCGCGTACGGGATCGTCCGCCTCGGCCTCGGCGACTCGATCAGCGTCCTGGTCAGAAACGGACAGACGTCGACGGTCGGCGTGTGGGGGTGGGCCATAAGCGCCACACTCGTCGCCACCTCAACTCGATAGGAAGAAATATGCAAAGGCGTTGGAATGGGGTACAGATCCCAGGCCCGTCGGACGATTATCTGGCCTCGTGGCCGGTGACCGCTGACTCGATCAACAACGTGGTGACTTGCCACAATCAGTCTTCGGCGGACGCGATTGTCAACGCGGCGAAAGCCGCTGGCACAGTCATCTCAGAGTCTAATCCTGTCTTTGTGTATAGGACGGACTTGGGGTGTCTGACCGCGTGTAACGGGCGCGGGTGGGCCGACGTGTCAGGCAAGAACTTGCCCTGGCAGACCCTGCCCGTCTCATCCGGATGGGCGGTCGCAGGCGGCCACACGCCAACGATTTGTATGCGTGGGGGTGTTGTCCAGTTGTCTGGTGCCGTCGTGTCAAACGGCGGCGACCAGGACAATATCCTGACGATCCCAGCGCAGTTCAGGCCGACCTCAGAGCAATTCATTGGCGCATCCGTAACCGCTAATGGCTCTGACTTTGAGTCCACTTATGCGGAACTCAGGGTGCAAACGAACGGTCGGCTTGGCATCAAGCGGTACACGACTGTCCGATTGGGCAATGGCTGGATTGTCCCAGTCTCGGCCTGTTACATCCCGTGGTGACAAACAGAAAGGACAATTATGGGGGAATTTACCCCGGCCCATTACTACGAGCAACGTGAGGTGCCGTGCCGTGTGGTTGTTCTCCACACGATGGAGGCCCCCGAGGGGACAAACACGGCGGAAAACGTTGCGCGTTATTTCGCTGGCGGCAGCGTCGTCGCATCCGCACACGCGTGCGTGGATGAGGACTCTGTTGTCGTCTGTCTCCCCCCGTCCGCTGTCGCTTTTGCAGCCCCCGGCTGCAACGCGGACGGTTATCAAGTGGAACACGCTGGCTTCGCGCGCCAGTCCCCCGAAGAATGGGGCGATCAGGCGTCTATCAGCATGCTCAAGCTCTCTGCTGCCCACACCAGGCAGATCGCACAGCAGCTCGGCATCCCGCTCCGTCATCTCAGCGATGACGAGCTCGCAAACGGGTCGGCGGGATTCGTGGGACACGATCAGGTGTCCCGCGTCTACAAGAAGTCTGACCACACTGACCCCGGCGGGTCGTTCCCGTGGGCCTATTACATGGCCCTCGTCAATGGTACCGACACGATCACAGAACACGACCACAAGGAAGAAGAGGACATGCAGTTTATTCGCAGCCGGCAGACCGGCACCATCTACGCAGTGACGCCACTGGCGGTCACCCCCATGAAGTCCGCGAAAACGTGGCTTGACATGGTAAAGTCGTACGCGCTCGACGACTCCTACACCGTCAGTCTCGACGATGGAGACATTGCCTCCATCGCCGCCGACGCAGCCGCACGCCGCAAGCTCCTCGCCGACGACATCGCCGCCGCCCTCAAGGCAGGTGCCTGATGAACGACATCCTCCTCAACCTCCATCAGGACCCCTTCGTCATGACGGTCCTCTGCGGCCTCGTCTGGCCGCTCATCCAAGCATCACTTGACAAGCCCTGGTGGACCCGCGAGCGCCGCGTGGGTCTGCTCGTCGCTGTCGCCGTTGTTGTGACGGTTGGCGTCTGGCTGTCGGGGTCGTACCCGGCGACTTGGCGTCTGCTCACGGCTCAACTGTCGGTGTTCCTCGGCACCGCCTGGTCTGTGTATCAGGTGCTCGCCGCTGTGAAGATCAACGGCTGGTCTCTCCTTGATTGGGCGGGCGCTGTGACGCCCGGCGGCGTGGATCGTGACGATCTGATGGGTGGCGGTGAGGAGCGTATCGAGTGACCCCTGCTGAGTTCGCGGCGGTGATGAGCGCCGTCAGCGGCCTTGCGGGCGGCCTCGTCACCGCCGTGAGCGTGGCGACCGGCCTGAAATGGGGCCGCGAGAAGGCCAAGGCCGATGCCGAGCTCGCGCGTGAGCAGGTCGGTAAAGCCAAGGCCGACCGGCTGCATGCGGAGACCTCGGCGCAACTCGAGTCTATCGCGGGCGATATCAGCGCCCGCCTCGCCGCCCTCGATGAGGCCGTCGCGGACGTGCGTCATGAGGTCACGCCTAATCACGGCGGGTCCATGAAGGACGCCATTACCCGTGTAGAAAGCGCACAGGCCACGGTCCTGCAAACTCTCAACGCCCACAGCAACGCTCTGGACGCGCACGGACAGCTCTTGGACGCGCACGGACAGCTCTTGGGCCAGATCGCCGCCCGCCAGGACAGCGATCTGGCCCAACTGTCGACAAGGATCGACACTCTCACATCCACGGCTGCGGCTGAGCACGAGCTGCTGCGTCGCGGCCTCACAGAAAACTAGAGGACACCCTATGTCTGTCTCGATCCGCGGGCACGTCACCGGCCCGACCGGAAAACCCGTCTCGGTTGCGTTGAGCGCGACCCCAGTTCCTAATCCGTCGCGCACGCAGGCGGGGGATATCATCGTTGGTGGTCTCCTCGCCGACGCACAGGACGGGAACATCGATACGTCGCTCACACCGGGCCGATACGTTCTGACAGTGATGAGCGCCTCGGCGGCGATCCTCGCCGAACGCGAGGTGCAGCTTGTCGACGGTCAGGTCATGAAGATCGGCGAACTCCTCTCCCCCGGATCCCAGCCCACACCGACCCCTCAGCCGGGCGGCACCGTGATCGTCGACGCCGACGGCCATCCCGTCGCGCTCGCATCCATCAAGATCGTGCACTCGACGGGTGAGGCTGAGGCGCTCGCGGACGGGGAAATCTATCTCCTCGCCGCGGATGTGCCCTCGCCTGGCCCCGCGCCGGTGGCTGCTCCCACAGTGATCGCGCACGCCGCTGGCCACGCGGCAGGCGACCGCATCACGGTGACCGCGGCGGGCGGCCAGGCAGGGGACCGCGTCATCCTCATCCTCAATGTGAAGGGGTCCGACGCTGAATTCACGGCCCCCACCGGCTGGGACACTCTCCTACAGCCCTACTACCAGGGCACAATGCGATTCGTCATCATGACCGGCGGCTGGGCTGAGACCATGGAGGTCACGACCTCCAAGCCCGTGACCGGATCGTGGGCCGCAGTAGTTGTGCGCGGCGGCGGCCAGCCGGTCGTCGGCGCTGTCAAGAAACGCAACGAAGAACCTACCGAGACTGTGACGGTGACTGCGCCTGTCGTCGAAACGGAAGGCCTGGCGCTCGCGGTGGCGTGTGAGCGCACATCCGCGAACGAGACAGACGAGCAGATCAGCGTATCTGCAGGCTGGGAGAAGATCGTTTCTGCCCTGCAGGACGGCGAAGCATGGGAGACCATCGTCGTCGCCAAACGCGTTGCTCCTGGCTCGGACCAGTCCATCTTCACCTACCCCAATGCCCAGGCGACAAACGGGTGCGGCGTGCAGGTGGTGATCCCCAAGTGAGCCACCAACTGCACGTTCGCCGCCGCGACGGTGGCGATCTTGTTGGGCGCTTGTATCGGCGTCGCCGCGATGGTGGCGATCAGCGCCTGTACGCGCCCGGAGAAACCGACGAAACGAGCACGGACCTTGTCACCAGGTTCTTCCAGGGGCGTCCGTTTTACATCAGCCACCGGCTCGGTGGCGATGAATACCCGGAGTTCACGAGGCGCGGCCTTGACGCGTCGCTGCGCGCTGGTTTCAAGGCGCTCGAGCTCTCCGTCCGCCGCTGCGGGAGCGGTGAGTACGTGCTCATGCACGACTGGAAAACCAGCCGCACTGTCCCCGGAACTGATTATGCGATCTGGAACACTCCCTGGGCGACGCTCAAAACACTGCAGCAGGCGTCTGGGCCGATCATGCTCCTCGACGAGGTCCTCGACACCATCCCGAAGGACGTCATCCTCGCAGTCGACCACAAGACGACGTCCTCGAAAGCCGACGCGTCCGAAGGTGACCTGCAGTCTGAGCTTGACTTGTACGAGGCCCTCGACGCCGCTTTCGGTGGTCGACCGCAGGACCGGGTGGTCTGGAAGAGTTTCGCCAAGGGCGGCGGTGCGCGCCGCGCCCGAGCACGTGGTTTCAAAACCATGTGCATGTTCTACGAGACCGAACTCGCGGACGCGCGATTCGAGGAGTGGGACGTTCTCGGTCTTGAGTGGAACGCATCCCAGACAGCCTGGGAGATGCTGACAGCGACGGGGAAACCCACGGTCGCGCACATCATCACGAACACCGGGCAGTCCTCAACGGCGTTCAGCAAGGGCGCCCGCGGCCTCATGTGCTCGCGCCCCTCAGACATCCACCCCTAACGCCCGCACAGAAAAGCCCCCCACCACCCAATTCGCATGGGTGGTGGGGGGCTTTCGCTCATCTGTCTGCGTGACGCGCCCGCTGAGTACGACTGACCGCACGAAACGTATCATCAGTGCGCGACGCCGCAGCAGCCTCGGGATCACGCACCCTAGCGAGCCGCGCCAGATTCTCAGGCCTTGCAGAGCTACGACCGATGCGCTCACGCATGCTGGCGGCAGCGAGCTTCGTAGAGCGCGGCAGCTCGTACGCCTCCCTGTATTCGTCGGCACTCAGGCCATGCGCGAGCGCGACGTGCGCCGCAAGATTCAGATACGCGCGCCCGCACTCATGGCAGATGAGCCGACCCTCCGCATCCTCGCTGATACGCCCGTACACGCCCGCCCCGACAGGCTGACCAACGCGCGGCGTAGCCTCGCCAGCATGCTTGCCACGCGCAGCCTTGTAGTGGCGCAGACACAGGCCGTGCGAAACGGCGTCGCGCTCGCAGCCAGGGGCCGCACACAGGGCCGCCGGAGTGCCCTGTGCGCGGATCCAGCGCCGCTGCGCGGCCCACTCCTCGACGGCTGCGGCACTCCACCAATAGGAATGCCCGACACGGACAGGCCGCAGCCCCTCACGACGCATTGTCTTGCTGAGCTCGCGTACGTTCCGATCCACACCGATGAGGGCGGGCACCTCTACGGTGGGGATGTATCCGCGCTCGCGGGCTTCGGCTTCGCTCATCGCGGCGTCAACATCTTGTCTCATCGCGCCCCCTGTCGCACGAATTGGCCCCCGGCCCTTCCCTCTCGGGAGGAGCCGGGGGCCTTAGTGTGTCAGTCCTCCGTGATCTTGTAACCGTTGGAGGCGAGCAGCTCGCGGTCGCCGTCGAGGAGGAGGCGGTCGGTGTCGGCGTTGGTGTCGATCAAGTAGGTGTTCATTGTCTTTCTCCTTCTGAGGTTCGGGGGGCTTGTCCCTCCCGATAACCTAACTATACATCGCGCATGACGCATAGTGTAAGCTGAAATGAATGTGATGCGCACTACTTGCGCAGGTCGGTACGTGCGCCCTGGCCGGGCCTCGCCGCTTGCCAGGCATCGATGGTCTCGGGCGCCCATCCGCGCAGCGGACCTGACGGCGTCGTGATAATGACGTCAGCGGGCGGCGTCAAGCCCTTGCGCATGTATGAGCGGATGGTCGCCGGTGCTAGCCCGGCGCGGGCAGCGAAGTCAGCGGCGCCCAAATATTCACGAGGCATAGATCCTCCTCAGCTTGTGCGTGTGATGATTTCGACGGGGATCCCGTCGTCTGCCAGGAGCTGGTAGGCGTGCCCCACGCACGCCTGATACGCCGACAGTGGAATGGCCTGCGCCCATCCAGAGTGCAGCTCGTAGTCTTCCTGTCGCGCGTACGCGAAGAGCGCGGTGGGGAGGCTGCGCACAGCCTCGGTCTCGTCGTCTGCGGGCGCGGTGAGCGCGTCGACGCAATTGAGGGCTGCATCCTCGAGCGCCGCGAGGCACATATGGATGCTGATCGGGTCCCGCGGCCAGGTCTTGCCGATCTCCCAGGACCGGATCACACCTTCGTTCACGGCGACAAGCGCGCCCAGTTCGGCGCGTGAGAGTCCTAGGGCTTTGCGGCGGCACCGTAGCCCGGCGGGTGTGAGTGGTTCGGTCAATTCTCCTCCTATGGGCTGGCCCCCGCTCCCTGAGTGTGGGCGCGGGGGCCTTGGCTTGTTGGTCAGTCGAGGAGCTTTTCGACGTTGCCGCCGATCTCCTCGAGGACGGTGAGCGTCTCCCAGACGCTGGCGTAACCGTCAGTGAGGTCCTGCGACTGGCACTCGGCGGCAAGAGCATTGTAGATGCCGTCGCGCGAGCCGTCGAAGACGTTGTACTCGCCGAAAACGCGGGCGTCGTCGGCCTCAGTGTAGGCAAGCGGCAGCTCGCTGACCTCGAAGCCGTTGGCGTCGAGCAGTGCGCGATCCTCGCCGCTCATGCGGACGGCGGCCTCAATGAGAGTTTCGCGCAGCTCCTCAACCTCGTCACCAGGAAGGCTCTTCTCGAACCACTCGGCGACGGTCTCGCGCTGGCCGTCGATGATGAGGTAGCGAGCGAAGCGGTCGGCGTTGGTATCGGTGATGTAGGTGACGGTGTTCATTGTCTTTCTCCTTGTTGAGGTTCGGGGGGCTTGTCCCTCCCGACAACTCAACTATAGCCCTAGCGCAGGCTACTGTGCAACCCAAGAATGAGAGAGGCGCATCACATTCCAATTTGAGGGGTGACCCCGCCCATGGCCATGCTCATAGCCTCCGCAGCCCCCGCGTAGGCATCGGGCGCGAGGTGCCCGTATACATCGACGGTCGTCTGGATTGACTCGTGGCCCATGCGCCGTTGGACGACGGGCAGGGGGACGCCGGCGGCGATCAGAGCCGACGCGTGCGAGTGCCTCAGATCATGCACGCGCGGGCGCGGCGACAATCCCGCCGCATCGCAGGCGGGCTGCCAGATGTGAGCATGGAACGGTCCCGACGTGATCGGGCCGCCACGCCGCGCGGTGAAAACCAGCTCATCCGAGGCTTTGCCCGCGAGCGCAGCGCGCAGCTCAGGAATCAACGGCGCCGGGATGGTGACAGTACGTCGGGCGCGCTTAGTTTTCGGCGCACCCAGGTATGGGGTTCCATTGTCACCCATTTTCCAGGCTTTGCTGACGCGGACGACGGGCTGGGTGACGTCGAGGTCGACGTCGGCGACCGTGAGGGCGGTCGCCTCGCCGAAGCGCAGCCCGAGGCCGTACATTGCGGCTACGAAGGGCTGGTAATCGGCGGGGATGCAGGCGTGGAGGCGCGCGTACTCGTCGGGGGTGAGGAAGCGCATTTCGCGCACGGTCGCGTCCTTGGGCAGGGGGACGCCCTTAGCGACGTTGTGGGGGATCACGTCCTCGTTGACGAGGCGTTGCAGGGCTGCACTGAGGAGGGCTTGGGCGTTGCGGATGGTCTTTGACGACGGGGGGCGGCCGGCGGTGGCCCCGCGCGCGACGGGCGTCCGCCTCATTTCTGCGACCCACTTCGTGACCGCATGCCTCGTCAGCATGTCCACAGGGATGAGTCCGAGGCTCGGTTCGATCCGATCCCGCACGATCTGACGGTAGCGACTGATCGTGCCGGGCGTCGCGGACGCGGCCAGGGCCTCGAGGTGGTGCTCGCACGCCGCGGCGACCGTGGGCGTGTCGGCGGCTGCGAGGTCGTCGAGGCTGCGCATCTCGCGGGCGGCGGCCCCGCCGACGCGGTCGACGAGGTCGGCGAATCGCTTGGCGCTCGCGGCATCGTAGAACGTCTCTACGACGGGGTTGCGCCCGCCCGCGCGGTAGCGGACGCGGTAGACGATGGTGCCGTCACGGTGCTTCACTGCCTTGACAGATGCCATCTTGCACCGCCTTGCTTGATGTTGGGTGGCTTTGCCTGATCTTGATTGTACTCCGCTGAACTAGCGTGCGTGTCACGCAGGCGTGTCACGCTGTTTTCGCACCCTCATTTTACCGCAGAATCACGCGGTTTTTGTTGTGGAGATGGGGGGAATCGAACCCCCCGCAGGGTGTTTTCGGGTTTGCGGCGTGAGGGCGGGGAAAGGTCTTGATTTTCCGCCGAAAAGTCGGCTTTTCTGACTGGCCTTGAATGTGCCTAAAACGCCGTTGCGTGACGTTGCGCGCGTGTCACGTGACACGCACCTAAAATCGCTTGCGGGCGGCGCTGCGCTCGCGGGCTATCGTCTTTACACCTTCGCGCGTTTGGGGGTCGCCTGGACGCAGATGTGGGCGTGTAATGGTATGGTGGAGGTAATCGATCACGCCGCCCATTCGTGGAGTTGCGTGGTTCTTTTTCGAGGTTAGGTACTGCAGGCCCCGGCCCGACGCGGGGTGCCCCCTGACCGTTTAGGAGTAGCGTGGTTCGCCCGCGCAGCCCCGGCCCATGCGCGGGCGCCAATGCGCAGATCCCGCCCCTATATCGCGACCGGGTCTCTCACGGTATAGGGGCGGCTTTTTGTCCCTAATCTGGGACGCGCGTGCTACGATGGGCGCGTGCATACATATTGATACCCAGGTCGGCCCCTGGGTTTGCCCGCGCGCACAGGGCGTCTAATTGCACATGTCCCCGCCGGTTAGTGCCCCGGCGGGGACATTTCTATATGCGCGGGCATTTTCGCGGCAGGCCTGTCAAGCGGTCGGCACGCCGTTGAGGTCGGCGACGACCTCCTCGTATGTGCGCCCTGTTTCAGCGGCTAGGGCGACCTTCCAGGGGACCAGGCCGAGGGCGTCACAGATCCTCTGCAGGTCTGTCGTTGTCATTGACGAGACGCCGCGCAGTATGCGGTCTAGTCGCGCGCGTGAAACGCCGGACGCAGCCGACAGGGAGCGGATCGTGCCCCCTTGGTTCACATTCGCAGATGTGATGAGCGCAACAATACAGGTCTCAAAATGGCCAATTTCCAACGATTTTTGTCCCATGGTCAACATTCTATGTCCCAAATTAGCGACATGTCTACACTTGTCAGCTTGCACTTGTCCCGATTTCGGGACATACTTGTTTTGTCCCGATTTCGAGACAACCAACTACTGAGTAAGGAGGTGCAAGCCTTGAAGGGAATCACGACCGCGATCCGCGAAAAGATCACAGCTCGCGGCCTCTCACAGGCCGAAACGGCACAGGCGCTTGGGATTGGACGACAAACCTTTTCGCGGAAGCTCAACGGGCACGTTGACTTCTCACTATCTGAGCTGACCCGCCTTGCAGAGGTCTTCAACACCACGGTCGCCGACCTCATGCAACGCGCCGATCAGATCGCCCACGCAGACGTCGCTCCGACTCCCGCCGGGTACGCAATCAAGGATGAGCGCAGCGGCGTTGTCATCCTGCAGGCGAACCGCGTCGACTTCGGAGGCGAGGCTGCGTGACTCAGATCCTCACCCTCGCCGAGGCCGCCGAGATGCTCAGGCTCTCCCCCGCCGCTGTCCGCCGCCGCATCCGCGACGGACAGATCTCCGCGTGGAACGAACGAGGCCGGGCCGGGTGGCGCATCCCCGCCGACGCGCTCGCGGCCTACCAAGCTCGGCACGCCGCGGCCGCCGGCGAAGGCAGGATCACCGCACGCAGCAACCGCTCGCAGGCCGCCCGCAAGGCAGCCGCCACACGCGCAGCCCGCCGGGCCGCGTAACAACAGAAAACGGGCCCCGCGAGGCTGCCACCCCGCGAGACCCACGCACGACCCAGGAAAGGAACCCAATCGTGCAGATCAACGGTACCACCCTCACCAAGCGCCAGAAAGCCCTCGTCAGCGGCGCACTCCTGCGAGAGCAGACACGCGTCGCCGACGCAATGAGGGTCATCGATATGACCACGGTCCAGCCGCAGGCCCGCGACCATGTGGCTGGACTCCTCCTCTTCACCATCGACGAAATCACGACACTGATCGCCCTCATCAACGACGACACCGAGGAGGCCACGAAGTGATCACCGAAATGTTCGTCCCCGCCAAGTACAAAGCTGACATCGACCACCTCGTCAACGGCTACGGCGGCCTCCACGGCCTCCGCCACCGCCTCGCATGGGCAGTGATGCCCAAGTGCATCCAGACCCTGACCATCGCCGGTCTCATGGTCGCCCTTCACCCCGACGAAGTCATGAACGCCCTCTTCACGAAGGCCCTCACCGAGGCCGCCGACCAGGCAGCCGCCAACGAAGCCGACAAGGAGGCACGCCGATGACGCTCACAACCATTGAGTGGCTCCACTCCACCACCTGGTGGATCAGGAACCCCTCCACCCCCTGCACCGACCCGCGCGTCCGACGCCTCATCCAGGACGCCCGCATCAACGCACTCACCACCCCCGACAACGAATAGGAACCCCGTAACAATGAACACCAAGTACACGCTCGCCGGCCTCGGCCTCACCATTGGCCTCGCCGTCGCCACCGCCGCGGCCCCCG